TATCTGTGTGGATAACCACTGCGTACTCCTCAAGTAATTGTTAATCGATGCTAAGTATGTGAAAGAAGTTTCTTCCTTACCCGCCAAACCCATCACTCGAGTGTCTACTGTCACTTCGTTCTTTGCATCCAAAGATAGCTTCGTGCCATTATCTACAACATCATAATTTGCTAGATTGCATATGTGACGTGGCATCATCTTCATGGGTTGTACTACTGTCGTGGGGCGACTATACCCAAATGCCTTTGCCATCGATGCGACCATCCCTGCACTATTAGCTACTGCCATGGCATAGGGAGATAGCGATCCCAACATAGGAGAAATTGCAATTGCGGCATTAGAAATAACAGAGGCAGGTCTTGAAATGATATCCTGCTCCTTATATTCCCCGGCTTGTGGTATCAAATTTGTGGGTACGACCAATGTTGGACTATCAAGAACAACTTCAGACATCCAGGCAAACACAGTAATTGTTAAATCAGCAGTTGAGCCATTGGCATTTCTAAGGGGGTTGATGGATTCAATGAATATTTGCCCCATTTGATCCCAGTCCATTGCAGGTATGTTAAGAGCGTCCTTCCAGAAGAAAAATGGTAAATCTAATTGTCCTCCCGTACTCATACACGGATCTAGAAATATATGTGGTCTCTGCGTTGCTAAACAAATGTTCGCAGGGGACGCAGTGATATGATTATGCTCCAGACCATCGCTCGCTCTCAAAGGCAAGTATGATGCTATAAGCTTTCCATAATAAAATCCGTTACCATTAATTAAAAATTTGACGTGCAACTTGGCTCTTAAGTTATTATAATTCACAAGCCTATTAATTACTCTTTTATTATCTATAAACCTCTTCCACGGATTAAAATCCACATATGTATTAGCACCCACAGCTACAGTTACAGTCTGAATTAGTACTGGTCGTGACAAAAAAGCTGCCATGCCATCTGCGGCATTAGCAGCTAAGTAACGCGTATCATCCATAACTCCTTCCACCATGTTTACAACATTTGATGGTGTGTCAGAAAAAACGACGGTACCTGCATTAGTGGTAGCCTGTGTAGTTGGTGTTGTCGTCGCAGTTCCAGCCTGGAATATAAATGGTTTATCTTCCTTGTATGCCGCGAAAACGGGTGGGTCATACATTGGCTCTTCGTGTGCAATCTCAGTCGCGTTGGTGCGAATTGGTGTTGCGTTGTGATTATCTCTCACCCATTGAGCATACATTGCGTTTATCTCTTCCAACGTGGGTTTCCTGATCTCCGGTGGGACTGAGATTTCACTAAAATCTGGTCCGCACTGATCAACATCATCTAGTAAGATCATGTCGATATCGTTTTTTGTCAATGGTTTAAACAATGATTTTTGAGATCTTTGTTTTACCATCTTCGGGCGTGACGTTTTAAGATTTACGTCACCAACTAGCTGAGTCCTTTCCTTTCCGTCCATTACTGGTACGGGACTCATCATGCGATGTTTGTCTTTGTTTTGTTTCGGATACAAATT